TTGTCTGTTGTAATGTTTAGATTTTGGATGTTGTTTGTGGCAACAGCGTCATTTGCCAACTCCGAATTGCCTACGGCTCCTGAAGCAATTTGCCTTTCTGTAACCGCATCTGCAGCAATTTTTTCCTCTGTTACTGCATCGTTTTGAATGGCAGCCGTATCCACCGCACCATTTGCCAATTCCGATACACCAACCGAATCGCCAGCGATTGCATCATCAGTCACCGAATCTGTGGCTAACTCATCTTGAGTAACAGAATCAGCAATAAGTTCGGAAGTTCCAACCGAGTCGTTCTGCATCTGCTGAAGAGCAATAGCGTCAGCGGCAACTTGGTCATTGGTTACTGCATCAAAAGCAATTTGGTCTGTTGCTACAGCCTGAGGCTGGATGGTTGTTCTAGTAACAACATGGTTTGATAACCGTGATGGAGAAGGACGGCCCTCAAGGTAGCTAAGCCTTCTCTGCATCTCTGTGAGGGAACCGGTTAGTCCCCGCCTACTCGCTCTTCTTCTAGTTGCCACGCTGGTCTACCTTCCAATCTGTAATAAGTTCTAATGTCACTGTTTCCGGAAAAGACGGGTTGTCTGGGACAGAGACCTCGTAGGTGTCTATCTTTCGAACCAAGATGTCGCTTCTCGGTTCTTGGTCGCTCGCCAAACGCTGCTTAACAAATTCATCGTCAATGATGAGAGAGCACCAATCTCCCGGAAAATAGCTCCCAACAACCGGAGAAATTGTCCCGTTCACTGTTACTGATATAACTCCGATAGGCGGTCGTGATTCGTATAAGAAGTCTTCTGCATACTGATAAAGAGTTAGCTCATCTTGAATCTCGTCTAGCTGCTCTTTCTGGTCCAGCAAAGGCCAGCTCCTGCCAGTTGGATTATCAAGCATGTCTTTTGCAGATGCGCCTGCATACGGCTGGCTGGCGTCGTCTGTCAAGTCTTCAATGTTGCCAACAACGAAAAATCTTGTTGCTGCAGATTCTGCACTTTCCTCAACGGAAAATTCAACAATGTTTCCCGGATACTCGAAGACATTTAAATTTGCCCCTAAATCAGAGACAGCGTAAAGCTCCCCGGGGGGAGGTGCTTCGGCTAATTCAATTGGGAATATTTTGAATGTTCTTGTAAAAGAAGAAGTTGTGTAGTCGTAGTCGCAGTCAATGCGATAGTCGAATCCGCCCTCGACAGTGTTGGAGTACTCTTCTAGAATCTCTCCAACTGTTTTTTGTTCGAATCCTCGGTATATCTGAATATCTCCATAAAAACCGCTAAGGTTAAAGTTCTCAAACTCGATACCGATATCTGAGTTAGACGTATAGCTTCCGTAGTCGCCATAGATAAACTTTGAGCCAAAGGTTGCTTGACCACCAGCTACTCCTTCGGTTGGTACATCAAGAATCCCACCGGAGCTAAAAGTGAAGCTGTTTGCGCTCGGTGTTCCCGTAATGGTGAATCGCCCATTAAATGTGGTGTCCAGACGACCAGTGAAAAAAGCATCTACGCCTTCAACGATTACTGTTTGTCCGACTGAAGCCCCATGAGGCTGGTCAAGAGTAAGAGTTGCAACATTGCTTGTTAGAGATTTGCTGATGGCGTTGATGGAACGAATCCCGGAAAGCGAGGTCCTAGCAAGGTCTGGACCGGAAAGCTGATAACGAATCGTTCTTGAGTTAGGCACTTCGATGATTGTGTGAACACCGTCCAAGCCAGAGCCCACCTCAACTACTTCTATTTCTTGCCCGGGAATCGCTTCGTGGTCAGCAGAGGTCCTCAGGGTGACGACGTTTGACGAACGCTCCTTTGAGATAACGGAAGCTTGATACTCTTTAGCGGGTTTAATTACTTCGTTGGCAAATGCAAGACCGCCTAGGTCGGTTGAGGCTTGATAAATGAGATTGCGAGCCAAGTCATAGCCATCGACAAGACTCCGAACTGCGCCAGCAGTGCTAAGACCGCTTGAGTTGGCTGAACTGGTTGAAAATTCAAAGGTAGTTGCGGATGTAACAGCCGTAATCTCTTGAACACCGTCTACTGTTGGATTTACAAAACCAATTCTTACTTTGTTGCCAATTCTAAAGCCGTGAGGAAATTCTGTAGTAATAGTGGCTGTTCCGTTAAATGTTTGGTAGGCAGCCACACCCACAAAATCTGACCCGTATTGAATTGTCTGCCAGATGTTTCGATGATAGAAGTAGCTTATGAACTCAGCGCCAGACACTTCAAGGGTCTGCGAGTTTACGTTGTAGTTCCTACTCCAAATCATTCCGCCCCAAACGCACACACCGTTTCGCATAATATAAATACCGGTACGACCGGGCATAGTTGCTTCGTAGAGGTCTAGACCTTTAGTTGCCTCAACGAATGCGATGGTTCCGCTGAACTCACCAGCACGGCGATTTGCACGAGAGAAACTCACCTCTCTAAAAGGAACTTCAGAGATGATGTTGTTGCTCAACAGGTCTGTGAGAAAGTACCTGTACTCAACTGTCTCTTGGAATGTCATCTTTTTCCCGTCTTTGTGTTGCTAGGCCAGCCAGCCCGACCTGTAGAAAATCCTTAGGTTTGCTTCTCCTTCAGGAGCTCCTTCGTCTTGGAACTCAATAATATTCTCACCGGGAGCTAGCTGAATGAAGTCAGCAAGCACATCAATCCGACCACGAGCCCCAACGACTTCTCCGTTGAAGGCAACCTCACGATTCTTTGTGTCAATTTCCAAAATCTCGGGGCTGAGAAGAGCATTACCAGACAGACCGGGAGTGAATTGCACGTTGTTCTTCTTGATGACTGAGCCGAATGCTTCTGTTCTTGAAACATCCTCCGAGACCCCCGCTGTTCCAGTTGCAGCAGAAGAGGGGAGGCTTCCAGCAACAGTTGCGGTCCCGTCTGGGATAACAGCGTCCGACTGGATAGTTCCAGACATCTCAATAAACGCACCAGTTGGTTCTGTGGAGGCGACATTGCTCATTGTCTTGGCATACTGCAAAGTGTTTGACGATGGAATCGCCGTGACTTCGTATGTACCGTCAACATCTCCAGTTCCAGTAATAATTACCTCTTCGCCAAAGATTGCACCATGAGCACTGTTGGTTGTGATAGTGACAACATTTCCTGTCACTTGGTAAGACTTAATCACTCGACTCTTAGAGAAAACAGTCGCATTAGACACTGAAGCAGAGACTAAAGCAGAGCCATTGTTTGCGTAGGTAAACGTCGTGTTGCTTGGGAGAGTGGTGATTGTGTGCGTCCCGTCGAAACCGCTCCCCACGCCAGAGACCGTTACTTGCTCCCCCACCACGAAGTTATGCGCAGCAGATGTTGTGATAGTGGCAACATTTCCTGACCTAGCCCTGATGCTTACAGACTTTTCTGTAGCACGAGTTCTTCGATATGAAAAAGTTGTTGAGGTCAGTGAGTCAATGAAATAGCCACCGTTCAAGGATAGGTCTACTCCAGAGACGTTAACTCCCTCGTCTTGAACAAACCCGTGGGGGCCGGAAGTAGTCAGAGTAACGATGTCATTAGACATCTCTTTATTGATAATACCTCTGGCGTTTGTTCGAGTAGCTGCGTAGCTGAACTGCGTAGAAGACGGAATGGCAATAATTTCGTAAGTGCCGTCAAAGTTGGTATCAACCCCCGACACCGTAACACTCTCTCCTAGAATAAAATTGTGCGCCTCGGATGTAGTCAGGGTTGCAATGTTAGAAACCAGAACTTTAGAAATAATAGTTCGTGGCGGAACACGGGTCTTGGAAAAAGTCAAAGTGTTTACAGTAGGAGCTGAATCAACTGTGTAGTTGCCGTCGAACACGCTGTCAACTCCACTAACAGTGATTGAGTCCCCGGGGGAGAATCCGTGCTCTTCTACTGTTTGGAGAGTAGCTACACCGTTGAGCAGCTTCTTGAAAGCGACTTCTTGCACCTCAGCTGCGTCTGCATCAAACGTAAATGTGGTGCTTGTTGGTACAGAGGTGATTAGGCGCTCACCATCAAACTCGGTGCCGACGTTCGACACAAACACGATGTCTCCTTGCCGGAAACCGTGCTGACTGGTTGTGGTCAAAGTTGCAACATCCTTAAGTTGGTCAACATCAAAAGACAGTTGCTTGTTGACGACGCTTGCCGAGCTGCTACCTTTCAGTCCCTGAGTGAGGATGATGAGTTGCTCTGTGGTTCGGTTAAAAATAGTTGCCGGTGAGACAAGAGTTCCTACAACTTCTAAATAGCAAGGAACCGGGTAGTTACCGATGTTTGTAACATTTACGGACCCCGTGTATCCCTGAGTGAGGTTCCTTGCCGGAAGCTCTACGATTTCATATCCGTCTGGCTCTTGGTCATTCCACGAATATTTGATAGGGTCTGCGGCACGGAGGCCGATAGAAAAGTCTGTTCTACCCCTTGAGTTCGTAGTGTTGATAGAAATTTCCCCGTTGAGGCGAACAAAAGTTGCCCTAATTGGGTTACTTCCAGTTTTTAGCCATACTCCCTTATATACAAGGTCGGTGGCAGAAACAAGTGTGTCCCGAGATAGCTCTACTAACGCAGGGTTCTGAGTGATAAACGAACCCTTGATTACGAAGTTTCTAGCAAGATAGCGACCTTGAACATCGTAAGAGCCGTCTCCAAAACCTCTTGGGATGTCGGGCATTTCAGGTTCTGGGTGTTGCCACCAACCCTCGATGTCCGAGATGACCCACACAACTCCGTACTCGTCAATGGTGTTAAAAATAAAGTCACCAAGAACAATGTTTGCCTGAAGTTTTAGCTTCTGAATCGGGTCAGGCTGAAGCGGAGTAAGACCCTTGTCTACGTAATAGTTCTCTTGTTCTTGCGTTGCCATTACGCAGCACCCCTTCGCATCATTGAGGCGAGCTCGGTGGAAACCTTCTTGGCTAGTTCACGCTCGTTCATGCCTTCAGACGGGTAGACATTGATTGTTGTTCCCCCGGGTCCGCCTCCACCAGCAAGAGCCATAACAAGGGCTTTATCCCTCTTAGATAGACCATTCTCATCAAGAGGTTCGACACGCTCTGGACGACCTGCCTCAGCGATGCGGGCGAGCGTGCCACCGGGGCGGGGGTAGACGACACCACCAGATGCCAAGTTAATTGGCGGAATATCGGGGGTGTTGATGGTGAAACCTTTACCACCAATTCTGAAGAAGTCTGTTACTGCGTTGCTTGGAACTTCTAGTCTCAAGCTGAAGTTGTTCCAAGCAGTAATCATCTTGTTCAGGATTCCAACAAAGCCGTCTTTCAGGAAGTCCCACAACCCGCTTGCTGCATTTTTAAACCTTTGAGGTAGTCCACGGAAGAAGCCAATCAAAGCATCAAGCTTGTCCTTGAAGAACTGATAAACAGTGGGCCAGAGCTCTTTTGCTTTGTTCCACAAAATGAGGATTGGGTGGTACTTCCTAATAAATTCAGCAACTTTGGTAGAAAGGCCGACAATTGCGTCCTTCACTCTTCCGGGTAGGCTAGTAAACCAGCCCTTAATCTTGTCCCAGTTTTCTGTAATGAGACGCCACAAAATCATAACCGGGTGATACTTATTAATAAACTCTAGGACTTTACCCCCGAATTCTTTAATAAAATCTAAAACTTTTCCGGGCAGTTCAACAAACCACGTTTTAATCGCTTCCCAGTTTTCAGAGATAAGTCTCCATATCACCATAATTGGGTGGTATTTATTGATGAATTCGAGAACTGACGTAGCAAAGTCGCCAATTGCACCAATAATTTTTCCACCAACAGTTTTGAAGAATTCTACGATTGCGTTCCACACCGCCGAGACTTTTTCAGAAATCCACGCCATTGCGTTGCCAACGATTTCCTTAATCTTGTCCCAATTCATAACAACTAACGTGACAATGGCAATCAAAGCAACGATAAGCAAAATCCACGGGTTAGCCATCAAGAGCCTGCCAAGGGTAAGGAGGAACTTACCCACAATGGTCAAAATTTTTGCAAAGAAGCCCTTAAGCTTACCCAATACTTTTGCAATTGGTTTTAGGATTGAAGCTGCTGCCCCTTTAAATGCACTGCCAAACGCTTTGAATTTCCCAACAAGTCTTCCGCCAGCACCGGGGACTTTTAGAAGAGCAGTTGTTAGCTTTTCCATTGCTCTCAGGGGGAATAAAATTCCACCAGCAAAGACCTTGAAAGCAAAGAATCCGACCTTACCGAATAGGGCAAAAGCACGAGTAGCAGCAAAAATAGGAGCAACAAACAAGAAGATTTTTTTGACTGTCTCGTTTCCAAAGACTTTATTGACTACCTCTAGACCGCCAGTCAAAATCTCGAAGAAGGTTTGGATAGAACCGCTTTCAGTGAATGTCTTAATAACTTTGGCAAACTCAACGATGAACTCTCCGAAAGCTGGCAGTGCACCATCAATTTCTGCACCAATCTCACCAAAGATGTCAACTGCCTCATTGAGACTGTCAATGAAACTTCCTACACCTTCTCCTGCACCAAGTTTAAGAATCTCACCAATAATGTTGCCCAAGAGGTCCAAAACCTTGGTGGCATTCTCTGTTGCCTTGAGGAAGTATTCACCCAGAGAGCCATCACCATTCATGTTTTCCATGAGGGTGGCAAAATCGCTTGATGCTTCTTCGAAGTAAGTAAGTAGTAGGTCTAGGGCTCCACCATTTACGACAGACTCTCCGATAGACCCGAAAGCGTCAAACAGCGTTCCAAAAATTCCGGCTAGCCGCTTAACAATAGTTGCGGCTTCTTCCATTCTTGTTTGAATAGTGCTGAAGTTTCCTTCAGCATCTTTAGCCCAGCCGCCAGTTAGGTCCTCAATCCACTGACCAAACTCTTCGATAACTGGACGACCTGCGTCGAGAAGAGTTAAGAACAGGTCAATAAGGTTTGCAATAGCCCCGCCGAAGTTCTCAATGAGCTTGTCTCCGGTCTTCCAAACTCTCTCAAGCTGCTCAAGGTTTGACTCTTCTGTAACAACATCTGCAATCTTGTTGGCAACATTAGCTAGTGCACCGCCGGTTCCCTCTAGAAGGGGGATTAGAACGGGGAAGAGTTTGTCTATAAGCTTTTGAATTGCTACCTCTAGCCCGGGGAATAGTCCTCTTGCTGCAGCATCTCGAAGTTTTTGGAACTCTTTCCTATTTTCAACAATAAACTCAACAAATTTGCGGGCCTCAGGGGACAGCTCTTGCAGGGCTTTTTGGTAAGCAGAGGCAGCACCACCGGCATTTTTCTTTAGGTCTTCTAGGTCTTTTCTGGCCTCTTTAATAGCATCTTTAAGCTCTTGGCGCTCTTCCTTAATCTGCTTCTTGAACTCTCCATACGAAAGCTCTTTACGTGCTTTAGCAGTATCAATAGTGAGCTTTTCAAAGTCTCGCTGCTCTCTAGACAGGTCAACAAGAGCGTCTTCTTCTGCCTGCTTAGCTTCAGCAGCTGCGTATGAAGCATCCCTGACAGCTTTAGAGCCTTCTACTCCTGCTTTTGTGGCAGCAGCTTCTTCTTTCTTAAGGTCTTGGTTGCGGTCAATGGCCTTGCGTAAGTTGAGCTCTGCTTCGGCAAAAGCAAGTTCTGCCTCCTGCCGAGCACGAGAGTTTGGTGGGAGGTCCTGAACACGCTGGAGAGAGTCACGAGCCTTTTCAAACTCAAGGCGTGCTTTCTTCTCCGAAATAGCACCGCCCTCAAGTTCAAATCGAAGCTGTTGAATTGCCTCTTTAGCGTCTTCTCTGGCCTTTGTAACAGCTTCCTGCGCATCAAGACTTCTCTTCTGCGCTCTCAGGTAGTTCCTGCCAACTCTTTGAAGATTAATCTGCGCATCGGCAAGAGCATCATTTACATCTTGAAGTCTTCGCTGACGCTCGATGTTTCTGTCAGTGATTTCAGCTTCAAAATCTTCTTTAGCTTTTATAGCCTCAGCAAGACGTTTTTGAGCCCTCTCTAGCGCTCTTGCGTTGTTTACACCAGATGCAGTTGCTTTATTTCCCGCAGAAATGGCTTTCCCGACTCCACCAAAAGCCAGAACAGCAGTGAGAGCACCCTGAGCTAGGGCCGCAAGGGCTCCACCCAAAGCAATAGCCGCTGGGGTCGCTCTACTGAGAATCGTAGAGAGAGTTACAAGACCAGCACCTAAAGAGCCGATTGCCCCAACAAGACCGGTAATGATTGGTCCGAGGAAGTAACCAACTTGAACAAGTCTTTGGAACTTTCTTCGAGCGGCCTCTGCTTCATCAGCAAACTTGCCTCCGAAGATTCTTCCCCTACCGCCACCGCCAGAGTTCAACCCCCGGTCGAAGGCGTCAGAGATTCTTGCTCCCTCACGCTCTCCGATTCGGTCAATACCAGAGAACGCACGCTCAATGTCCGGCTTTACACGGTTGGTGATGGCACGAACAATTACATGCGCTTCACCTACAACTGCCACTGTGCCATCACCTCCTGTCTAAGTCTTAATTAAGCGGTGCGTCTAGGTCTCTACCGAATGGCAGAGGACTTTCGGGGTTGAACTCTGTTGGTGGTACGTAGGGTTTGGAAACCATCTGCGCTGTGGGGTCAAACTCATCCACATCTTGACCGCCATAGAACCCATCAGATGGAACATGAGAACCGTCTGCGTATGTCTGGTAATTGCCGCTACCAGAGCCAGAAGTTCCCTTCATCTTGTACTTGTAAGCCCTCCCATAAAGGGACTCGTAGACCACGGTCCTAGACCGAGACTGAGCTTCGGCTTGCTCTGGAGTGGAATGTAGGAGGTCGTCTTCAAACAGATAGTGCAAGACATCTGTCATCTCTTCTGCCTCCATTTCCATCAATCTCAGTCCGCTCATAAGGGCTTTACCGTTTACAAAAGGCCAGAGGTCTATTGCCCACTCAAGGAAGGCTCTGGCTGCTGCGTAGGGCGGCCCGTGTACTCCTCCACGAGCCATGCGGTGATTTCACCAAGGGTCTCAACCGTGACAATCTTTTCTGGGTCCTGAAGAAGAGTGTCAAAACGCTCGTAGCTCTCATCAAGCAAGACGGTGGAGAAAAAGTCATTAATGACCTTTGCTGCACCTGAACCAAGCTCCCCTTCTTCTGCACCAGAAACCATGTCCAAAAGAACCTTTCCTTGGATAGCTGGGCGACAGTGGAACTCTTCGTCATATAGCTTGAAAGAGAGCGGGTCTTTATTAACACCGTCTCCTCCGGCACCGAAGTCCTTGAATCGGTTTGTCATCTTTCTTCCTTATCTGTGTCGTTGAGCATTTACGGGTTTGTAAAAGCTCATTTTTTCTTTGTTATTTTATCAATCTGAGGTTGTCACTAAGGTAGCGATTTGGCTTAGTTCCGGGGTGCCGGACTAGGTGTGTAATCACTAGTTGTCCCTTAGTTTGGAACCTCAGAACACCACCCGGGTTAGTCGGCCTAATAAGGTGAGGCCGAGTCCCCTCGTGGTGCATCCTTGCGTAGGGCAAGGAAGACCCGATTTTTACATACTGACCCCGGGGGTCACGGAAGTGACGCATGTGGATGGAGGCTCTCAAAGCCCCTGTCTGCACGCCAACTTGACGCTTTGCGGCTGCTTTAACAAGCAAACCTTTTCTCTTTAAAAACCGCCCGACTGTTCCACCGGGTTGACGAAGAAATCGGTCTAGAGCTGGTTCATAAAAAATTACGTTTCCCATTACGGAACCGCCATTGTGATGGTCATTCGAGTGTTTTGGAATCCGCCTTCTGGGCCCTCAACATCAACCGTGGCAATAACTCCCAAACCAAATGCCCCATTACCGGCCCATGAATCAAACTGCTGAACGCTTTCCATCAAAATCCATGCGTCGTAAGCGGAGACTGTTGCGCCTTTTTCGATGTTTTCTGCGCTTGGGGGCTGACCGTTCTGTCCAACAATGGGGACGGCACGAGAAACCGTGATGTTGAGTGTTGCGCTACGGGGGTCGTGGCAACGGCGAGGCTCTGTGGCTTCATCGCCGGGAGCGCCAATGTACATCTGAATAAGAGAGACAACTAGCTGTTCGCAATCAACCGCAGGCGGGGCAAGGTTCCAGTACCGCTTTGAAGGAAGCGGCATGGAGTAGGAGTCGTAAGTGTTGACAACTCGGTCTAGAACATCCTGAAGAAACGTAGCGAGGTTCTTTGCCCCATCGTCTACGCCTGATACATCAGCGAACGTTGCCATGTCTTTTAGTTCCTCTCGTCTTTATTACACAATTGCAATCGGTGTAACCCTGTCACCGAGTTGGTAAACCACGTTGCTGGTCAGCATGTGGATTACCTCGTTGACCGCAGGATTGCCAAGACTTGGACGAGTTGCATACAAGTCCAAGATTCCGGGGTCACGGGGTCCAAGAACAGAAAGAAGGTCCGAATAACTTGCGCTTAGTCGAATAGTTTCTTCTGTTCTGTCTAGGTCAGCAGCTCCTTCAAGTGTCAAAGTTTTGGAGTTGTTGTAGCTGGAGATGACTGCGTAGACATCCCACGCAGAATCGTTGAGCAAGAAGTCTCCACCAAACTCATTGAGGTAGTAGACGTTGGTGCCGCCCTCGGTGTTGAAGTAGAGGTCGTAGGCACTGAGTTCGAAAACGGGGCTCTCACCCTGAATGCGACGAGCACGAGGCTGGTCGGGGCTAAAGACTCGGGAGCGAGCACGAGCCTTGTCTGGGTTGGCTGTCTTGAGGAAGAGGTCAACGGCGTACATTCCTGTACGCAACTCATCAACAAAGTCTTGGTTGTCGAGAATGGTATATGTAACACCTTGGCGAACCACAGATGTCACACGCTGAGGCAGACCGCACTCTTCGTCACCTTCGTAAAGCTTGACTAGTTCGGTCGCTAGAAGCCTTGCAGCAGCCTTACCGGCTGTGGGTGGAGGTGTTCCATAGGTGTAGGTCACCTCTACGTTTGTCGCACTCCAGCTAGCGTTAGAAGTGCCGTAGACCGTTGAGTGGTCGGCAAGGTAGTAAGTATCGGGGTCGATGACGTTGCCGTCTTGGTCACGGAGAGCGTGAATCTTGACGACCTTACGACCCCGGAGACGAACCCGAGTTAGAGCATTCGTTCCATCTCCAAGGAAATCTCTATTGGAGTAACGACCGAAGCCTCCGGAAGCAACGTTCTCAACCTGACCATCAATAAGTTGCGGCGTGTAGGTGAGGCGAGAAGACCCGGAGCGGAGGTAGGGGTCGTAGGCAGAGACGTAACGCTCCGTAACTCGGGTTGTCCCCGAAAACTTGCGGCCCGACATGGCCCAGAGGAGGTAAGAAGCAGTCTTTACCGCCTCGTAAGCGTAATCAGAATCCGCATAGACACCTAAGTCATCAGTGTCTACCCACAGATTGCTCATTACGTCTCGCCTCTCTACATAGAAGTTGGGGCGGGCAGGGCCTGAGCGCTAAGCAACACCCATGGCACTCTGCCCGCCCCTTCTAACTTAGGAAGTGGGGTCCTCCGAAGAGGCGATGATGAAGTCAGTCGCCAAGTCGGGGTTGTAGTCATCCGCACCCGGAACGTTGTAGTTCTCTGTGGAGCCTTGGCTCTCGAAGTCAGAGACTGCGAGGTAGCCACGGTTACGAACAACGTCACCAGCTGGGCTGACAGGTGTCGAAGCAACATCAGCTGCGCCGGTCAGTGTGACACGGAAGCTGGTGGTGCTTGGCACCGCTGTGATTGTGTGGGTTCCGTTGAAGTCGCCGTCAACACCAGCGATGGTGACTGACTGTCCGACCTCAAACCCGTGGGCTGTGCCAGTGGTCACTGTGCCGACCTCCGAGGTGATGGACTTGTTGGTCACGGTGTTGCTAGCAACATCGAACCAGCGGTAGAAGCCCTTGAGGCCCTCAGGAGCCCATGTTGCACGGGCGTAGCTGTAGGGGCGCTCTGCACCAACGGGGTACTCCCAACGTCCGTCGAGGCCGCTCTGGAACTGAACGTTCCCGAGGCCGTAGCCTTCGAAGGTGTTGGCGAGGAGGCCGTTCTCAATCACACGGTCACCGCTCTGGCGGAGGCGTGCGTAGGGGAAGACCCAGTAGAAGTATGGGAGTGTGGTGTCCCGCTTGCCGTCCTTGACAGCAAAGGACCAAACCTCAATCGACACACCGTTACCGGAGGGGTCGTCACCAACGCCGGGGGAAGCCCAACCAACGCTCTTGTTGTCTGGCGAAGCGAATGAACCGAAGTTCTTGCGAAGCAACAGACCACCTGACATAAGAGCTGTCAGTTCAGGGTCGGGCTCGCAAATCGCAATCTCCATTGTGATTCGCTTGAGGGTGTCGGGAGCCTTGTAGGAGACACAAATTGTGCCATCCGCAGACTTCTCAACGATTTCGTCACCCTCTTCGTATTCGGGGGTAAATGAGGCTCGCAAAAATGCCGAGGTGGTGTAGCTGTCCCCTGCTCCGTTGAGGAGGTTACCAGCGGCGTCCAGTCGAGTGACTCGAATCGCCACACCTTGGACGCTAGCCGCATAGTCTTGTGTAGCCATTCCAGTGTGCTCCTTAAAAGTTATTACTTAGGCTTAGTCGTTATGATGTCGGGAGTGTCACTCGCATTGCGTAATGCATTGAGGGGTCGGAGTACACAGCGGCAGGCCGGTACGCCTTAATCCTCATGTTGTTTATTGTAACATCTGCGCCCTGAGCCAAGTCTTCGTTTACGACCTCAATCTTGCCGAGGTGAACGTCAACCTTGCTTGTGGCGTAAATCCACTTGTTGGTAGCAGACGCAGCAGCGTTCTGGTCACCAACAGGTCCTGTACCGGTGTACCCGGAACCAATAACAACTTCGGTGCCCAAGCGGGTCATTGCCCGACCGGGCTTTCCGTCTTCGCCCTTTTTGTAGACGAGACGGGAACCCAAAATCGAGGCAACGTCACGAGTCATGTGGATGACTGCGTTCTCTCCTGTTGGAGAATCTGAAATCGCCTCTTCTAGATACATCAGAGCAATCTGCGGTGCAAATGCTCCTGATTGAGGAATTGTTGAAGCACCTGTCTTGGTGAGATACATGTTGTTCTCACCAGCGTCATAGTCAATCGGCGGACCAGCGCTCACAACACCCCGGGCAGCAGAACCTGTCCAGAACTCGTACTCGACGGCCTTTTGGGTTACTGCTTCAAGCTCTTTCTTGACTCGCTCAAACCGGTCCTGCCCCGGAAGGCTGAAGGTCGAAGCAAAGTCCTCAACGTCAATGTAAAACGGCACGTACCGCAGGTAGCGGTCGTCTGCCTGATTGTCGGTGAGTTCACCGTCAGTGACTGTTGCGTCATTAACGGTGAGCAGCCGGACGTATGACGGCATTGAGTCGAACTCTTGGTCAAGACCTCGAACCCAACGCTCGTCATAGTCACGGGCTGTGTGCTCAGTCACCCGGGCGACGCTCAGTAGACCGCAGGGAGCTGGAACTAACTCATTCGCAGGAAAGACTCCTTGGAATTTTGCCATGTTCTTACTCTCCTTTAGCTTTCTGAACGTCGCCCGGTGTGAACTGATTAGTGGTTATCGGCTTAGTACTCGATAGCCGCTGCGGTTGCGCCACCTGTGGTGTCACGCAGGGCAGCAGCCACACCGTTCACGCTGATGGTGCTGGTGATTGCGAGGCCCTCAATGCCGACCTTGGCAACACCCTCGAAGGTCTCAACGAACATCTTGTAGTCGTTGGTACCAACAAGGCTGGAGTCACGGATGATTCCGAGGTCCAGTGTGCCGCCGTCGAGGAACAGGAAGGTACCCTCAGCGAAGAGGTACCACACGAACGAGTCAGCAAACTCGTTGAGGGCACCAGCGCTCTGGGCAGCTGCCACGTTCTGGTCGAGTGAGTAGCTGACGACAACTCCACGAGCTGCCATGTAGCCCTCAATCTCGGCGTAGGCGTTGAGTGTGCTGTCACCGGGCATCGAGAGAGCGAGGTCCGCAGCCATGGCATCCTTGACCCACGAGGGGAGGATGGCACGAAGCGGAGCGTCGGCCTCAAGACGGTGACGGGAGCGGTACGCAGAAGCGGCACGACCCATCTGGACGAGCATGTCACGACCGAAGCCAATGAGGCTTGTGGTGGTAACGGCTGTCGAGCCAGCGGCAATCTTGCCAAGCAGGTACTGCTCTGCCTCACGAGCGTGCTGAATCAGACCGAGCTCGTTGTGGCGAGCAATCAGTTCTGGGTAAGCACGGGTAGCGAGGTTACCGAACTGCAGCTGGAGAGTAACAGCGTCGGTAGCGACGGTGTTCTCAGCAGCGGACGCAACGGTGAGGCTGTTCTTCGCAGCAGGGCTGGGAGTCTCAGCAGCATCGTTAGCGGCAGTCCAAACACCAACAGCATCCGGCATGTCCGAAAGCTGTGGGGGTGTTACGAAGCGGATTCCGCCACGGTCAGCTTGGAAACGAGGCAGAGCGTCCCGCACGGGGCGGTTCGTTGTGCCGAATCCGAAGATGTCGTAACGGGCTTCGAATGGAGCAACGTGCCCACCAGCAGCCGTAATGGCTTCTGGGGAAACGACGTTCTGAATCTTCGCCCAGTTGGACTCAGCGTCAGCGTCGAGGGTACGGTCCTCCGGGAAGGAAGTGGTGAGCGAAGCAACGATGTGCTGCTCCCCATCTCCACCATTCACCCGACGAAGCGAGTGAATGCGCTTAGCCATTGCCTCAGCAACGGCGCTCATGTCATCAAGCGGGCTACCAGCGGTGTACCCCGGAATGTCTGCGCCCGCCGTGATTGTTACGGGAGCGGCTGACTCCGTGGTCTCCAGACGGTGCTCCGCAGGAACCTCGATGTCGAGGTTCTCGTTATCTGCAGCGGCGGTCACAGATGCCTCCATTGTTTCTTGAGCCTCTGGCTCAGTTGTTGGTTCTTGAATTGCAGCTTCTGCGTCGTCAGAAACCTCAGCGGCGGCGTCCTCTTCGGAGTCCTCAGCCTCAGCGGCCTCGTCCTCGTCCGAAGAAGCCTCAGTTGTGGCCTCTTCCTCTACGGAAGCTTCTGCAGTAGCGTCGTCCTCGACAGCGGCCTCGGCCTCAACGGCGTCGTCCTCTGCTTCGTCTTCTGCTGATGCAGTCAGTGTTTCCTCGGCGGGTGCTTCGGAAGCTGTTTCCTCTACAGCGGCTTCGGCCTCAACAGGGGCCTCCACAACTGCGTCGGTTGTTGTCTCAGTTTCAGTCGAGAGCTCTGAACTCGTCTCCTCAACGGCTGACGCTTCGGACATCTTCTTCTTCTCCTCTTCGTCCTCGTCCTTTTCATCGGACTTGGCTTCTGGTTCGGCAGGAGCGTCAGAATCAGCCGGAGCCTCTTCCTTCATCTCCTCATCGGCAGGGGCTGGAGCGTCTGCCTCGGGCTTCTTCTCTTCCTCATCCTTCATGTCGCCCATGGCGGCTTCGGATTCGTCGGAGGAGTCTTCCTCTGGCTTCTTCTCTTCCTCTGCTTCATCCTCAGAAGAAGCAGGTTCCTTTTCGCCATCTTGCCCACGGACACGAGACGCTGCCTCAGCGGCCCGCTGGGCGAGCTCCTCGACTGCGGCTTCACGCTGCTTGAGCTCCGAGCGAACGGAATCAAGCATGTCGGCAAGACTGGTCATAGCGTCAACTGTTTCAGGAGTGGGGTCTTCGTTCTCAACCGTCTCAAATGCGCTGATGATTTCACCTTGAAGCTCGGCAACCTGTTCGTCGCTGAGTTCCGAAAGAGAATTCATCATCTCTTTAATTCGGTCCACTGTCCCCTCCTTAGGGCAGTTAATGAAAAGAACTAGTAGTTCTTATACGCTGAATCAGTCGAGGCCGAGGGACTCCGAGACGCATGGTGCGTGGAGGCACTCCACCTACCTAAATGTTACAACCCCTCAAAAAGGGTGATTGTACGATTTTGAATCCTTTTGTGGCACTTAGGTGAGGAGCCTGAGAAGCTTTGCCATCTCAGAAGAAATCTCGCTCTGGTTGAAGTAATCCCCACCCGACATAAAGGTCTTTAGTTTCTCGGTAGCAATATCGGCATCTTCTTCACCGATTTTGTTTTCTACCTTTTTCACCATGTCTTCCATGAGCTTCTTTAGGGCAGGAGGAACATCTGAGAAACGAATCTTTTCCGCCTGCTTGCCAAAGGCAAATGGCAAATTGGCAATAACCTCACCTAGTTGACGGGAGCTCTCTCGAACGTTCTCTAAAGCTTCAGGATTTAGCGCTTTTGCGTCCAATCGGTCGATAATCCCAATCAAATCCTTGGCTGCTTCGGCTGATTTCTCATAATCCCCGGCGCTATCAAGGTTTTCTGCCTCTTCGACCTTCTCAACCACACGGTCAAGACCGGAGGTTCCTAGGTCATTCTTTAGGCGGGCTAGAACTTTCCTGTACTTTCCAGATGCATCTCGGGGTTGAGTCTGGGGGGTGTACTTACCCCCTTCATCTTTTTTTGCCCGATTCATCCTCTCAACCTTGAGAGCTTCAATCTCTTCTTCGGTGAGGTCGTCAACATCTTCTGCAAATGTCGCAGAGGCGGTCAAACCACGCTCTTCAAAAAGTGCTCCTAAATTTGCAGATTCAGAGGCCAATTCAGCTCTCAAGCGCAAGTCGCTTGCAACATCGTCAATTGTCGATGCTGACTTCCAGTTCTCCGGAATCAGCTCTTCCTTGCCGAGGGCACGAGCACGCTTACGAATGTGAGTGCGAACCTTGGCTCGGTCTTCTGGGTTAGAACGACCGTAAGCCGAGATTGCGTTCTTTAGGTCTGACTCGTTGCGGATGGGGTATGAACCATCGG